GCATGTCATGTGATCCATGTGACTACCTTACCATCCTTCCGTTTGTTTGTCAAGACATTTCCGGGGGAATCTTTCGATTCCCCCGGAATCTGTCAACTACCGGCGAGCCTTGGCCTTGGCCAGAATCTCGGCAGGAGTCGGCGGCGCCTTGACTTCGGCGGCATCATCCTTGCGCTCTTTCCGCAAGGATTGAACCTGCTCCGAAACAGTGCCGTTTCGCTGACCTTCCCACACCTTGGAGTCGAATCCCTGGCGGAACACGATTCCGAAAGCCGAGTAGGCATCGTCCAGCATCTCTCGGAACGCAAGTTGCGTATCCAGATCGTAGCTGGTCCACGTTCCCAACATGATGGGATCGTAGAGTGTGGTGAACAGGTTGGTGACCTGCTCCTGCCAGGAAATGACCTGCGCCATTTCGGGAGTGACTTCGGCGACCGCAATCGCCTCGACATCGGACATGGTATCTCTCTCTCTTGTTTGTCCCGAGACTCTCTCGGGATCGTGGCGCCGGTACCTTTGACAGTACCGGCGCCGACTACTTACGCAGTAGCGGCGTGCGCCGTGAACAGACCGGCAATGTTCGAGAGAACATCGACGTTCACGTACGTTTCGATCGAACGCACGTCGTCATCCTCCGAACCCTTCGGCTCGACAATGACCTTGACCTTACGATCGTAGGCCCACACGATGGACAGACCATCCGTGTACCGTGTGCGCTTCGTGATTGTGACTTCCATGACTTTCTCTCTCTCTCTCTCGTTGGCGTCTCTCACCAACAAGAGTCATGATAGTCCCTTCCAACACGGAACGCAATATGTTTCGTGTTACAGGTTGATGACAATAATACGTCATGATGAATAGGTAGTGCGAGAGCATAGGCTCTAGTCAAGCCTAGGTTCTAGTCAAGCCTAGGTAAGTGGAGAGCCTAGGTTCTCGGCGGACCTATGCTCCCGATCGGTAGGTATCGACAGGTACCTGACAGTTGCCCTCGCAAATATAAAGCACCCCTTACAGAATTGGTGAACCCCCCCTACCATCCGGTGTTAGGCACCCCTAACACGAGTTGATCCCCCTTATGCGATGAAAGGAATCTTGATTTCTTTAGCGTCCGCCCTGAATTTTTGTCAAACCCTTCCGAGCGATGGATTCCTTACTGAACGGAAATTTTCCGATTTGACAAATGAGCATACACACTGTACCCTCACAGTAATGGACCTACCGAGCAGGCGGATGCTGCAAGAGAGTCAAGCATTCTTGGATTCCATCAAGAAGTTCAACGAACCCAAAGCAGAGCCTATTTCTGAGGAACCGGAAGATGACTCACAATCACTTGAACCGGCAGTCTCTCTCCCCCCTGTAGGTTATAAAAACGGTCCAAAGATCAGATTCTGGCCATCTCTTCAAGCAGACTTCAATCATGAGCTAGTCACGTTCATTGAAGTCTTTTTCAACAAATACAACACGCTCCCCAATAAAGCAGACTTCGAGCGGCAATTCTCTTACAAAGCTGACCTCCTTCCAAAGACACAGGAAGCTTGGGAGAACCTCCTTCTAGACCTGCAAGAACCTCTCATCAACCGGGGAATCCGCCCCTATGAGACACCGCCACAGTACCTAGAGGCTAACTTCGTTCTGGCTGTTAACTTGATCGTCAACGTGTATGACAAGCGTACGATCCCTGCAAAGCTTAAAGATGCAAACTTGTCATCAAAGCAGTGGACTTCCTTCCTGAGAGACGAAGCACACTACGCTTACTACAAGGAACAGCTAGACAAAATCTTCGACAATGACTTGCAGAATGACGCCAAGCTGGCTCTTCACAAGTTGGTACAAGCTGGTGACTTGCAAGCCATTAAGCACTACCATGAACTTCAGAACATCTACCGGCCGCAGCAGGATAACCAGAAGGTAGTTCTTGACACCCTCCGTGTTATCATGGATATCCTGTCCCTGCATGTAACTCCTGACGTCTTGGGACGGGTAGCTGCTGAGCTAAGGAAGGCAAATGTCATTGAAGCCAAAGCCTCCTGAAGAACCGTTCAGAAAGATTTGGACCGCAGACAAGATCAAATACTGGGGAGATATCCTTGGACCTCTGATCTACGAAGTCCAAGATGTTAGACAAGTTCCAGATGTGGATGCGTTTGACGTGATCTTCAAGGACCGAGCTACTATTCGTGTGAGCGGACAACAACTTGCAGCCGCAGAAAAGAGATGGCAGAATGTTAATTCCTAGGAGTGAATGGACCTCGATTGTACCACGGCCTTCAACGGCTGGAGAGAATACAATCGGGCTGACCTACTTCAAGTTCAAGCCGGAAGTGGAGTTCTTAACGCCTCAGAAGCCGCTGTTGTATGCGTACAGGAATCCGCACAAAGAACTGGAAATGATCCTGAAAGAGAACACTCACCAGACTGGCATCTCTGATGTGGATTACAACTACGCCATTGCAAGTAATATGGCTGGCATCTTTGTCTGTCGTGGCAAGCTAACCAAGTGTTCTCACACTGACAAGCTCAAAGTTCTCATGCTTCAAGGTACCACCGAGAAGCCAACGGACGTTCTCAAAAAGAACAAGCGAGACTTCCTAGAGGCGTGGAACAACGGGATGGAAGGTAACCCACTCGTTACAACGCCGCTTAGGCCGGGGATGAACAACGTTCACGTCTTTGGGCTAATCGAGTGGCTTTCAGAGCGCAGGTACTATTTCACACGGAATGACGGAGTTTACGGCCCTATGCTCCAGCGGGCAGTCTGTGAGTTCCAAGATGACAACAACCAAGAGATCAACGGTCTGTGGGATGAAAAGCTGATCCATTTCGTGGACTATGAAGGTGCGGAATTCATTCCCCTTCCTGTCTCGGATAAGCCCCCTGTAGGTGCTACCATCGACTCAATGATGGGTATTGATGCCTAAGACTGATGAACCGTTTACCTTCGACCAAGTTGCCTTACTAGCTGAGGAACTTCTTCGACGTGCTTCAATTTCTCCAGGGTTAAATGCCTACAAACCGCATCCATCCCAGGAGAAGTTTCATAGGTCTACAGCCAAAGAGAAGCTCTACATTGGCGGTAACAGGTCTGGAAAGACTGTAGCCACTGTGACTGAAGCGGTACAATGGCTGACGGGAGAACACAAGTTCAGGACTGACATTCCTCCGCCACCAATCAGGGGACGTGGTGTTGCAGTTGACATTGAGGATGGAATTAAGAAGATCATCCTCCCAGAGCTTGCAAAGTGGATGCCACAGTCGTACTTGTTGGATGGCTCCTGGGAGAAGAGTTACGACAAACAAAGCCGTACGCTCACTCTCAACAATGATTCGTTCATTGAGCTTATGTCTTACGAACAAGATGTGGAGAAGTTTGCCGGAACGAGCAGACACTTCACATTCTTTGATGAGGAACCGCCGGAAGATATCTACAATGAATGCCTGATGCGGCTGGTTGACACTGACGGATCGCACTGGATTTCAATGACTCCACTCATTGAAATGACATGGATTAAGGACAGAATCTATGATCCCTGGGCTGGGGGCGACACCAGTATCTATGTTCTCGAAGTCAACACCGAAGAGAATCCCCATATCTCAATTGAATCGCTTAACAGAATTACTAGGGGTTTGTCCTCCGAAGAGCGTGAAGCCAGGACAAAAGGAACATTCATTACTCATACTGGTCTGGTGTACGCCGGGGCGTTTTCAGCTAGGGATTATCTCGAAGGAGGCAATGTCCTTGACGACATTCTGAACCACAAGTTCAGAGAGTACACAGAACATTGGGGCCACTTCGCCTGCATGGATCACGGCTACGCAAACCCCTGTGTCTTTCTATTCTGTTGCTTTGATGGAGACGGCAACATTATAGCGTACGACGAGATTTATGAGACAAGAAAGATCGTCAAAGAGATGTCCCAACTGTATAGACAGCGAGTTGAAACGCTCGGTGTCAGACCTATATACTGTGTCGGTGACCCATCCATCAGGAACACTAGTCCTATCACTAGAACCTCGATACAGACTGAATACATGGAACACGGAGTTCCAATCAGCCTCGGACACAATGACATTCGTGCCGGTATTACCCGTGTGCAAAACCGCTTCCAGAAAAAGCGGCTTTTCATCACCCGCCGATGTGAGCAGACTCTCAAAGAGATTGGATCTTATCGTTGGGACCGATTCGCTTCTTCCAAGATAGAAGCAAGACGGAA